CTGTTCCACCGCTTTTTCCCAAGAATAATTACGATCAGAATGGTCAAGATCCCAATACCGCCGATCGCATAGGTCAGGTGCATCTTGTCAAAAATCAAGGTGAGCACAAAAAGTCTTGGCGATCTGACGAAATGATTCCGGTCAAGCATCGGTGCCACTTCTCATGGTATTGTGACGGAAAGGCAGACACTATCAATGACTGGAAAACTTTTGGTGACATCAAACAACTCCTATTGTCTTACACACAAAACCGTGGTATAATAATTGATATCACTGAAGGTGCTACACACTATCATGCTGACTACGTGTATCCATCTTGGGCAGAAACTAAAACGGAAACTATTGAAATTGACGATCATATATTTTACAGGTGGAATTAATGCTTGAAATGATGACCCAGCATAAGTTCTCTATCATGATAGAAGAAACTGTTCGGGACAAAGGAATAAGTTACATGGACGCAATAGTTTGGTGGTGCGAAAACAATGAGGTTGAAGTAGAAGCTGCCGCCAAGCTTTGCAACATTGTAATCAGAGAGAAGATTCGGTATGAAGCCGAAGAACTAAACTTTTTAGAGAAACCAGCCAGACTACCTATTTAAGATGAGCGAGAAGATGAGCGCATTTGATTGTTATAAAACGTGGAACGCTGTGCAAGCGCATTTCACACGCAAGACCTATGACTACTTCAAGTACAATGGTAATGTAAGAGCCTCGGAAAAATCATTCATGGCTCGTAACGACAAATACTTCTTTGAGAAAGCTGCCCGAAAATTTAAACGAAACGACTTCGTTGAATACCTTGTTGCGACCTACACCTCCGGTCAAGACACTAAATGGGTCGGGCACGTTTTCTCTCCCAAGAATGAAATTGCGTATTTGAAGTGGCGTAAAAAGATTGAGTCTCTGACTTACACATTCAAAGAAGAACTTGACAAAGTGTGGGAAATAGACGATAATTTCAATACCATGTTCCTTTCGGTAGATGGTAGACACCCGTTGCTGTATCGTGCATACAGTAGCGGTAAGGTGTCGCTTGAAACACTTGTCGTGTTAGACAAGCTAGTGGGGTTCACGAAGAAGTGGGAGAAGTACGATGACATGATGCTCAACCAATGTGTTGAGTTGATTCGAAAGTACAGTCCGTTCTTCTGGAGTATCAGTGGCGCAGACCCTAAGAAGTTGCGCGCTGTCGCTCTTGAAGTTTTTTCATGATCCTAAATAAAAATGGTTGGCAGAGCCACAATTCTGTTGTATAATACGAGCCTACATTATGAATACTGTGGATAAAACGAAATAAAACGTAATACGATTACATACAAGGAAAATACGATATGGCATCATCATTTGCATCTCTAAAAAAATCACGCAACAAGTCACTCGACAAGTTGCTTCAAGAATCAGCTAAGTTGAACGAAGGCGTTAAAAAGGGCGGTGCTGACGATCGCTTTTGGCAGCCCACTGTAGATAAAGCTGGTAACGGTTACGCTGTTATCCGTTTCATGCCTGAACCCCAAGGCGAAGATCTACCTTATGTTCGCACATTCAGTCACGGCTTCCAAGGTGACGGTGGTTGGTTCATCGAAGATTGCCCGACTACGATCGGCAAAGACTGCCCAGCATGTAAGAAAAATGGTGAGCTATGGAACTCTGGTATCGATGCTGACAAAGAAGTTGCTCGTAAGCGCAAGCGCCGTTTGAGCTACATCTCTAACATCATGGTCATCAAAGATCCAGGAAACCCTGCCAACGAAGGCAAAGTTTTCTTGTACAAGTATGGTAAGAAAATTTGGGATAAGTTGAACGACGTAATGAACCCACAGTTTGAAGATGAGACTCCGGTCAACCCCTTCGACTTCTGGGAAGGTGCTGACTTCAAACTGAAGATCCGTAAGGTTGAGGGATACCGCAACTACGATAAGTCTGAATTCGACTCTCCTTCTGAACTGTTTGACGGTGACGATGCAGAGCTAGAAACAGCTTATGAGGCTCTACACAAACTTAGCCCGTTTGTTGATCCTGCCAACTTCAAGTCTTTCGAAGACCTTGAAGCACGTATCAACCGTGTTATCGGTGGCGCTCCTGCTCCTCGCCCTGCTGCTCCTGAGTATGAGGAAGTGGCTGAGGTTGCTGCCCCAGTAACTCGTGAAGCACCGGCTCCGACAGCTGCTGTTGCTGCACCGAAGGTAGCTGCTACTGCTGATGAAGATGACGACGATTTGTCATTCTTTGAACAGCTGGCTAATGACGACTAATTGCTAGTCTGATGCGAGAAGGGGAGCAAACGCTCCCCTTTTTTATGCCCCACTGATAGGATCAACGTAGTCCATTGATTGTGGCGATCTCTGTTGCCTTCTTGGTGATGCAGAAACAACAGTGGTGGAATTCATATTCGTACTGTTATTATTCTGAACAGAAGTCTGTGGTGCGGTTACGTTTACAATCGGAGAAAGTTGCCCTTGGGTTAACCCTCTAGAACGAGCATCCATTTCAGCACCAACCAATCGAACCGGCAACGGTTGCATCATGTCTAGGTTCATACCTTCGGTATTCAGACTTAATGACTGCACATCTTGTCCGACCAATGCTTCCCTCAAACTATTAATCTTGTCTAGGAAGTTCCTGTATGCTCGCTCATCAATATCAGATATATTGTCGACGGCATCTTCTAGATCATCAGAGAAGTCTTCAACATCAAAGTCCAAACCATCAAACTTCAGTGAAGTCAAAGTCTGAAGTGAGTTTGCAATCTTCTCTAAAGAAGAACTTGCTGACAGAAGCTTGCTTTCATTTTCGGCAAACTTCAAGATCTGGGTCATTGGCGCTTCGTTGCCGGTGAAGAAATTCAGGATTCCCGCGCCAACACCCGCAAGCGAGTCTACAAACTTAGATGCTGTGAATTTAACCAATGCACCTGATATGGTTCCTAGCGTTCTAGCAAAGCTGTCTGCTTTGGCTTCACTTGAGTTCTCGTCACCAACAATTGATAATATTGTAGTGACTTGATCTTTAATTTTCTTTGCAAAGTCTCCTTCTCTACCAGAGAACTTGGCTATGGCATCACTAAGCCCACTACCAACACCAGCGACGGTAGATCCTGCACCGAATACTGCAAGCCCTGCTGCAATACCAGTCATTACACCCAAGAACTTTTTGGTGGATTCTAGGTTAGCGTCAGGTAAAGTAAGTATAGAATACAATGTCTTAACATTATCGTAGACGCCTTGAGCAAAATCCGGTTTCATGAATAGTGGTATTGCAGCTAATGCCGCGCCAACACCAAACACACCCAAACCTGCGGCGATCTTACCCATAATGCCAGCAAAACCAGTACCTGAGAACCCTGCGTTTTGAACTTGAGGCAGATCTGTAATAGAAAGCAAAGTTGCTACGCTATCTACAATCGAACTAGCCCAGTTTGGGTTTTCAAACTTCGGCATCGCAGCTAATGCCGCGCCAACACCAAACACACCCAAACCTATTCCGATCCCGCTCATTGCCATACCGAATGCCGCACCATCAAATAATAATTTGAGGTTGCTTTTACCTGCTACTTCAGAAAGAGTTAATAATTTTGTGGCATTGCCTACAATCGAACTAGCCCAGTTTGGGTCTACAAAATTTGCTATCACATTGCCTGTCGCCCCAACCGCAGACCCGACACCAAAAGCAGCAAGACCAGCGCCAATACCAGCCATTGTTAGACCGAACGTGCCGCCTTCAAGGAAGAAGTTGCCCAAACCACCAAAGTCGTCTTTAATAGATAGTAGCTCATTGACGTTTGAACGTATGGCTTTCGCGTCAAAGTCTGGGAGAAAGCTGGAGCCTGCAAAAAGCGCACCAAGCCCTATTCCTGCACCAGACAAAAGCTTGCCTAAACCAGCGAGTGTGCTTCCAGAATCTTTATTGTCTTTATCTTGGGTTACTTGAGTTGGGTTTAGTGCTTCTGAGTCATTGCTTCTCTCGGATTCCCTTCTATCCTCAAGTGCTCTAGCATCTAAAAGGTTGGCACGCTCTTCCTGAAACCTCAAATTATCCCTAGCGGTCTCGGCATTCTTTTCCGATGCTATAGAAAGGCGTTCAAGCAATTCGTTACTGTACTCTGAAGAACCACCCTGAAGATTGAATGATGTTGCAAGCGTTTCAGACAATCCGTTTATTTCGGACGTGAGAATTCTAAACCTTCTACCAAGGCTGTCTTGTAATGCTTTGCGTTGCTTTGCGTTAGAACCTTTGAGATCTTCAATAGCATTGACGAGTGGAAGGTTAGAATCTGCCATTTATATTGCCCTTATTTTTTCTTCAGTGCATCAGCGCCAAAGAATGCTGAAACTAGAACAGCAATTGAAGCGAAATAGGTTGGAGCGATGTCAGCAATCAATGTTGCCGCTTTGTCCAGACCGAATGCCGAAGTAAAGCCGATGCCGATAGGATATACAAGCAAACCAATCAGAGAGAACCATGCCATCTTACGAATCGCATCGCGCTGAGCGTCTTGATCTTCAAGTGCTTTGCGCTTAAACTCTAAGTGCATGTCCATCTCTTCTTTTGAGATGTGCCCATCGCCGTTTGCGTCCGCGCCTTCTACACACGAGGCGTCGATTGTTTTTGTTTCTTCTGTCATGGTAAACCCTTTTCTTATTGTTGTATTAACATGACAAACGATTTCAATTCTTCTGTTTCATTCTTTCTTCTTGCTCTTCAAGAAAGTTTTTCAGGAGCGTTACATATATATCTCTCTCAAAGGGAATCATATTTTCAATTTCGGTTAATGAATACTTGTGGTGCTGCATTAAGGCAAAATTTAACTGATACATATTCGCGAGCGAATCGTGTATCATCGCAACGTAAAAAAACCTTGAAGCCCCTCAATAACCCTAGACTCTTCTTTCGCGCATGCTGGACAGGTCCATTTAATTTCTTTAGAAAGTTTTGGTATACTCTCAAAGAAAGATGTAATACTCTTGAATTGCGATTGATTCAAATTACCGACCCAATCTATAATCTCTTGTTTGGTGAAGTTTGTGTATACTTCTTCGTTATCATAGATAAACTCCACGCACCTAGCAACTAACTCAAATGTTTCGTCTGAACTACTGGTATCCATATCAGCAATGTCGACCACAGTTGGGTATCTCATCTTAACGCCAACTTCGTCAGTTATCTGGATTTTACCGTCGCTAATTTCTCCGACAATATTAACATCGTCAATGTTCAGACTAACTTCAGTCAGGTGGGTACATTCACCTTCATCGTGACCAAGTTTAAGGTCAACAATTTCCCCGACTGACTTTGCTCTTAGTTTCAAGAACAGATACTCAACATCGAACGTTGACAGCTTATCGACATCAACTTCACTCAAAATACAGACTTTCAAGATCTTTAGAATCGAGTCTGTTATTTCGTTTTGGTCACCACCCTCAAGCGCCATCAAAAGAATCTTTTCTTCTTTGACTAGGAACGGACGGTATTTAATGTCTTGTCCAGTAGACGGAATCTTTGTACTAAACTCGGGTGTTGATATACTTGGTAATGCCATAATTAAACCTCATTAGAAAAATTTGCGTATTCGAGCCACTTTACTATTTATACTGCCAACTTTAGCCTGTACTGTTTTAATACCTGCTGTAGTTGCCGCGAAGTCTCCGATTCCAGGGAGGCTGATTGAACCTGAAACCCCGTCTGGACCAATCGAAAAGGATCCTCTGCGACCGAGAGAAGGCTGGTCTTGCTTGAAGTACGCAACTCTGTAATTCCGGTATGCGAATGATACACTAAGGCGAGCAACGTCGTCCTCGCTCCAGCTCATAGCCACCGGTGCAATAGAAATAGGGTACGCTTCATTTAAAGTGTGGATAGAGCGCAACTGCCCAGCGGAACCGTATTGGCGAATGTTAATCGTGCTAACGTAGTTCTCAAAGTATTGCGTATTGAAGTCGCTCTTACCAGTGCCAACTCCTGTATTGAACGCACCGGTGCCGACCATCTTATCTTGCCAGAACTCAAAATATTCCTTTTCACGCATATCTTCAGAAAGGATAAATGTGATATTTGAATCAGTGTAAACCTGTCCACCATAGGGGACTTTGTTCATCGGACCATAGTTATCGAACTTATGCTCGGCAGTCATCAATGACCGACCTGGAAGTTCGCAACTATCCGCCCGTGTCATTATGTCACGTTCTTCGTCAACGCTTCCTGGACCAGTGATCTGAACCTCGAAGTGAGAAGTCTTAGCGACCCCCGATTTGTTGATGGAAGATGTTAGGTTGTTGACGTTAAATGTCATACACTTTTCCTGCTGTCTGCAAATACTTTGGACTTGCTTGCTTTTTCGAAACGCTCGGTGGGTAAGAACAACGCAATATCCCACTCGACTGAATCTATCTTCATGAACTGAGACTTGACGTTTGCACTCAAGTAATGTTTGAATGTCGGTTTAAAGAACCTAAACTTAGATGCGCTCTTCAATACATCATACGTTATTCTTAGTTTGGTATTTTCGTCATAACGTCTATCAGAACTAACGCTGTATAGTGCGTCCATCAACTGCGCCCTTAACTTGGGTGGAAGGTAATGTAAGTTAATTCCATAGAACCCACCCTCAGCTGGACCAACCATAAAGATCAACGGGAATCTATCATAGTAAGGCAAAGTCTTTTTGTGCTTTGGATCATAATAAAAGTGATACATGTTACCGATCATTGCTCTGTCGGTTTTATTATCACTGGTCTTCAGTAAGTTGTCAGGGTATGCCCAACTACTACGGTTGGTTCTTGCCTTTTGCCGGAACCAATCTCGAGCATCTTGCGTGCGTGCAGGAATCTGTCCCTGTCGAACACCCTTAACTAGAAGATCGTCAAATAGTTTTGCCATTAAAGTTTTTAACTCTCGTTATTAATTCTGCACGACTATTTATAAGCCCAATCAGCATTCAGAGTTTCAGCTCATTCTCAGTGATAAGCTGGAACTTCCATTTCCTATCGGCGCAGTACTCATGTGCCGCTTCCCATTTTGCAGAGTTTATACCCCACGTCTTAACCTCATTGAGATACTTCTTCGTCACCCTAGACTTTTTCTTTGGTGGTTGTGTCTCGTGGAATGGTTTGATTTCGAGGAGATACTCTGTCCCGTTTTTAGTTTTCATATAAACGTCGGGAAAGTATCTGTGATATCTCCCGTCAATCGGGGATCGATACGGTATCACGATCTCCTCAGAAGACCATGCAATTACGTCTGGGTTCCTGTCCATGTAATTGAATACTCGGAGTTCCCAAGAACTTCGATACGTGATGTTGGTATAATCACCCTTGTATTTTTTAGGGTTCTTTGGTTGGTATTTACCTTTGTATGTCTTTGCCATGCGTATAAATAGTCTTAAAATAAAATCATTCTGGATATTTAGATGCCTAAGATAAGCAACCTAAGTCAAACAATAAATGCTGGTAAATCAGTAGTCGCTACAGCTTCAGGGAAACTCGAAGAAATTGCAGGCGCTGCAGGTCAAGGTGCGTTTTCGGTCAGTGCTGGTCCAAATGGCGTCTCAATATCGGCAAACTTCAATGAACTGGTTAAAAAGAAAGTTGAAAGTAATAGAACTGTTTCTCCTCTTCGTGAGTTGTACCAAAACGAAAAGGGCAAGCAGTCTTTAATCTTCCCACAAGACCTCGGAAACGAACACTTCATGATATTCAAGATCATGGATCGAAAGCGTTTGTTGAGAGATGAAGTTGGTGAAGTGAATACTATTCAGAATATTGTACTTCCCGTTCCGTCAAACCTTTCACATCAAACGGGCGCAAGCTACTCTAACGAAGAACTTGGAGCGTTTGGTGCTATGGCAGCAGGTCGAATCGGTGGTAATGATGTTATGAATGCCGCATCTTCTATCGGCGATATAATTAGCAGTAAGATTGCAGCAGCTTCTAATGCATTTAAAAATAACGATACAGATGCAGCAGTGAAGGGGCTTGGTGCAGCAGCACCAGCATTGGCAACTGCGGCAGCTGGTTCTGTGGCTGGTCCACTCGGAGGTTTGCTTGCCTTGGGTGGAACTTCCGGTGGCGTTGTTTCTGGAATATCTGTTGATACCGGTCTAGCTATCAACCCACACATGGCGGTAGTATTTCAGGGCACTGAATTCAGAACCCACGAATTCACTTACAAGTTTATTGCAAGAAACCAAGCCGAGTCAGACATGATCAAAGAGATCATTAATACGCTGAAGTTTGCAATGCTTCCTTCATACGCTGTTGGTACGTTGGCATTTAATTACCCCGATGAGTTCGAGATAGAATTCTCTCAGTCTATTTCCGAATATTTATATGACATCGGGACATGCGTCCTCACTAGTTTGAATGTAAACTATAACGGCGAAGGTACGCCACTATTCTTTGAAAATACTGGCGCTCCAGTTTCTATCGAATTCTCAATGGCATTCCAAGAAACCAGAATCCCGACCAAAGAAAGAATGATCGAAAACAATAGGATCAACTAATGTCAGAATATTTCTCGTATTTTCCTAAGACGGAACATGACCTAACTAACGTCAATCAGAAGATTCAGCTAACTAATATCCTGAGAAGGTTTAAGGTTCGTTCTGATGTGTCCTCAAGAGCAGACGTATATTATGAGTATGATGTTCAGGCTGGAGATAGACCCGACACTATTGCTGAAAAGTATTATGGTGATGCTGACCTTGCGTGGATTATCTTACACTTTAATGATATCACAGATCCGTTCTTTGGTTGGCCATTGTTCAACGAGAATTTCAATAACTACATTAAAAAGAAATACGGTTCGATAGCAAACGCTCAAGCAGAAGTTCACGAGTATCGGAAAGTGTTGAATGAAGCGGTTGTTAAGTTTGATGGAACCAAAGTTCCCAAAAGAACAGTAGTTGTTGATCAAGAAACATATAACACTTTGGGTGAAATAGATCGTGAGCTTATAACCAAATGGGATCATGAAAACGAATTGAACGATGAGAAGAGAAAGATCAAAATCCTTGATAAAAAGTTCATGGATAAAATCGTCGAGGAAGTGAAAGTGATTCTTAGGGACGATATCTAATGGCTACTGATGTTGGGTATAGATTCGCAGGCGATATTGAAGTCAAGGGTCTCTTTTTAATTTCACAACTTGGTGAAGTTATAGACCTCAGTTCTATAGCTATTGAAGTGAATATATTCCAAGACCTCTTCAAACACTATATTGAAGGTGAGGTTGTGGTCAGTGATGGTGTGTCTTTATTGAGCACCCTTGGTGGAGATTCTGGTAATGGTTTACAGGGCGGATTTAATGGCGGTGAAGTTCTAGCGATATCATATAAGAGTCGTGACAAATCACTTGACTTCAAAACACATTTCTTTGGCGTATATAATGTTCGCGACAGACAAAGGGTTGACGGTTTAGAATCATACGTCTTACAGTGTATTAGCGCAGAGGCATATCAAGCGACCGGTAAAAAGATTAGTCGCGCGTATGGCGGAACTGGCGGAAACCAGATTTCTAAAATGGTCAGCAGTATTGTTTCAGAATATGTTTACAACCGAGCGATACTCGATATCCACAGAAACTATCGAGAAACCCTTGGTATCAGGATAGAGAAAGAAGTTAATGTAGATGATACCAATGGTCTACATAAATATGTAATCCCGAACATGGAAGTTGACGATGCGATTAACTTCTTGTCGGGTGAAGCCGACTGTAAAGGGCATGTTCCGTTTTTCACTTTCTATGAGAACAGTGAGGGGTTCAACTTCAGGGATATTAGTAATCTAGCGCAACAAGAACCCAAAGACAAATTCTATTATCTTGAAAGCAACTTTGAAGAAAGTAAAAAAGATGAAGAGTCTTTTATTCCGGATAGCAAAAAGATAATCAGCTTCGACGTTTCAAAGCAAACGGACATTCTTGATAATACAAAGAAAGGTTTATATAGATCCAAAACCATAAACATTGATATGCTGAAAAAGAAATCGCACACATCAAAGTTTAACTACGACAACGAATATAAAAAATTCAGTAAACTTCAAAATATCAAGATTCCTGGAGACTCATCAGAAACTTCTCGCGTATTTATGATGACTTCTCGGCAGGGGCATGATGGTGAACAATTCTTCAGAGAAGAAAGACCTGCACCAAAACGTATCAACCAATTTATCGGTCGTAAGAAATCTTATCAAAGACAATTGTTTAATATCGTTGTTGAAGTTACAATCAATGGCGACAGCGAACTGGATGTTGGTGATGTAATTGAACTCGCCATACCAAACGCCACCAACCTCGATAAGCTTGATGGTAAGAAAGATAAATATCTAAGCGGCAAGTATTTGATTACAAAACTACGTCACAAATTCAGCGGTAAGTCTGGGTCGCAATTCGTAACATTTATGGAATGCACGAAAGACACCGGAATAGAATTCTAAGGAGAATAAAATGCCAATTCCAGGATCAGAAAGAGAAAAGAAATTGCTTCAAGAAATCGCAGGCGAGAAAAAGCAGCCTGAATTTCTACAAGAGATTAAAGAACCTCGTCACGAAGAAGTAGAGGTCTTACAGGAACAGCCAAAAAAGCGAAGAACGAGACGAAAGCGCAGTCAGTGATCAGTAAATTGTTTTCGTTTCTAGGAAAATAAATGAGAGACTTTATTGGCAGAGGCAATTACGTTTGGTTTATTGGTGTAATTGAAGACATCAATGATCCGATAGAACTCGGGCGTGCCCGAGTACGTTGCTATGGGTGGCACACAGAAGATAAGGGGCAAATCCCGACAGACTGTTTGCCTTGGGCTCAAGTAATGTCGCCAACTACCAGCGCATCAGTTAGCGGTGTTGGTACTATGCCAATGGGTCTTGTTCAAGGTTCATGGGTGGTAGGATTCTTCATCGACGGCGAGCGTGCTCAAGAACCTATGATCATCGGGAGTCTCCCAGCTGCACCGTCTAGCCTTGCGGACACACAAACTGGGTTTAACGACCCTGACGGAGTTTATCCGAAATATATTAATGAGTCTGACATAAATAGACTTGCAAGAGGTGTTCAAACTAAACCGCATACTCCAGACGCAGTAATAGGAGAGCCTGATGACCCGTTTTCAGCCCAGTATCCAAACAATGGTGTTATGGAAACTAAATCAGGTCATGTTAAGGAATATGACGATACACCGGATCACGAAAGAATTAGAGAACTGCACAAGTCCGGCACTTTTTACGAAGTACACCCTGATGGTAAACTTGTTACACACGTTGTCAAAGAGAGATATACAGTTATTGCTTCTGATGATGCCGTACATGTAAAGGGTAATGTTAATATTGTCGTCGATGGACAAACTACAATTGACTGCAGCAATGTTCGCATTACTGGCGACGTTTCTGTTGGTGGGGACGTGGTAACTGATGCAGGTGTGTCCCTAAATAAACATAAACATACTGATACTGCTGGATTAGCTGCAGGTATAACAACTAAACCTAATACTTAAAGAGCACAACTCTATTATACTACAAAACTAAAATACGTCAAGGAAAATTATGAATAATCATGAAAGTTTATTAAGTCTATTTGAAGTCTATGTAAGTGAGACTGAGAAGTTTGAAGGCGGTAATGCATCAGCAGGAACTCGAGCTAGGAAAGCACTGGCTGAGATCTCAAAGTTGTGTAAGAGCAGAAGATCAGAGATCCAAGAGATCAAAAACCAAAAATAAATAAAAGAGAAGGTTGATGACAGACTCACAGAAAACGATATTCAGCGATATTGATTTGGCGTTCATTGGACACCCGATCACCAAACAGCTGTCTAGAAAAAAGAACCGTGAGGCAGTCCGACAATCTGTTAAATCCCTCATTCTGACTGACTTTTACGAAAGACCGTTCAAGTCAAATATAGGGTGTGGGATTAGAAATTATCTGTTTGAGTTGTTCACACCGGCAACCAAACAACAAATGGAAACTGCGATCAAAGAAGTTATCGCTAACCATGAACCACGGGCTGATATCATTGAGGTGTTGGTCGAAGATAGACCAGAGCAACATGCAGTCACGGTTTCGGTTGCATTCTTTATTGTTAATGACCCAGACCCAATCATCTTAGACGTTATTCTCGAGCGAGTGCGATAAATGGCTACAACCGCAAATAGTTATCTACAGGTAACTGAATTAGACTTTGACGATATCAGAAATAATCTGAAATCGTATCTATCAACTCAAAAGCAATTTCAAGATTACGATTTTGAAGGCTCAGCAATGTCTACGATGTTGGATGTTTTGGCGTACAATACGCATTACAATTCATTCTACATTAACATGCTTGCCAACGAGATGTTCTTGGATACCGCTCAGCAAAGAGACTCAGTAGTTTCATTTGGTAAGGCATTAGGTTATACGCCAATTTCTGCTATTGGTGCAACGGCAACTGTCGACCTGACATTTACTGGCGTCGCTAATACGGTTTCTCAGTTCACTATTCCCAAGAACTCTCAGTTCACAACTACCATTGATGACGTAACGTATACTTATGTAACGCCTCGAGCGTATACGGTATTTAACGACGGTAACGGATTCGCACAAACTGTCGAAATCAAAGAAGGTTTGCCGCTAACTCATAGGTATGTTGTAAACTCAAATAACAGCCAGAGATATGTAATTCCTAACAGCGGTGTTGATGCTACGAGTATTGTTGTTAAGGTTCAGAACTCATCAGTTGACACGACAGTTTCTGAGTACACCCTAGCCACTAACGTGACTCAAGTATTCTCTACTTCTGAAGTATACTTCTTGGAAGAAGCGTATGACGGGAAGTACGAAATTGTATTCGGTTCAGGTTCTTTGGGTAAGACACCGGTCAATGGAAACATTATCATCATTGAATACTTGGTCTGTAACGGCGAAGTGACTAATGGAGCTAGCGCATTTACTGTTGATCAGCTGAACTTGCAGCCTAGTAACGTATCATACAGCAATGTGGCGCTTGCGGTTAGAAATACTGCTCAGGGCGGTAGGTCTCAAGAGTCGATTGAATCCATTAAGTTCAACGCGCCGAGAAACTTCCAGACTCAAAACCGTGCAGTGATCGATAACGATTACTCAAGAATATTGTTATCAGAAAACCCAGATCTACAATCTGTTATCGCCTATGGAGGCGAGCAAGCCGTTCCTCCTGTATATGGCAAGGTTTATATTGCGGTCAAACCTTTCTCCGAGCAGTTCGCTACCCAGAACCGTAAGTCTCAGTTGAAGGCGTCTTTGCTATCAAGAACACCGCTGGCTGTTGACCCAGTTTTGATTGATCCTGACTATACATACATCATTGCTGATATCACAACTAACTATGACGGCAGAAGAACAACAGAAAACTCTGGTTCTATCATCCAAGCTGTTCGCGACGCAATAACCAATTTTTCTGAGAATAACCTTGAGCGATTCGGTAACAAATTGCGTTATTCTAAATTCGTTCGTGCCTTGGATAATGTTGGTGTTGGTTCTATTTTGAACAACAACGCAACCATCAAGATCCAAAAGAGATTAGTACCAAATACTCAGCGTGCCGAGAAATTGGAGATTGATTACAATAACGCATTGAGAAAGAATTCTATCGAATCAACTCAGTTCACTTATAATGGTTTCCCTTGTTTCTTAGACGATGACGGTAATGGTGTTATTACAATCTACCGCTTTAACCAAAATAAAGAAAAGGTTTTTGTTGTCCCGAATGCAGGGACTGTTGATTATGACGCAGGCACTGTCGTGGTTAATAACTTCTTACCCACAGATTACGCTGGTATTGAGATGAGGATTACTGCTGCACCAGAAAGCTATGATGTTCTTCCGGTGAGGGAACAGATTTTAATTATGAATTCAAACGATGCTTCGGTGACTGCTATTGGCGAAGGTGTTGGTGCCGTAACTACAAGCGCAGGTTCTTAATATGTCACTAATGAAGGGTAATCTATTTTACGTTTACGGCACTAGTGCTACAGATTCAAGAACAGGATCGCCCTCTGTGGGTGATCTGGGGTATTATCACCCAGCATTCATTTCAGAGTCAGAAGCTGAGAAGTACGATTCGCAAAAGAATGGTGCTGGTGTAGCGTATGCTTTGACGCTTGAAGAGTATCCTGATGTAAACTTCTACCTTCCTGCAACCGGTGCTTTGTACGGTTCTTCTGACCTTCCAGGAGGAATCCGCCAATACGTTAAAAGCGACGACGTTAAAACCGAAGATATTTCTTCTTTGGTTCGCAAGCAGTTCCCTGCATTCTATGAAGAAGAAGGTCAAAACTTCCTTGCGTTTATGGAAGCGTATTATGAGTATCTAGAAAATAACGGTAAGATGAATGATGCTATCCGTAATCTTTCTTCGTACCGAGATATCTCAACTACCCTTGATGAGTTTATTGAAAACTTTATCACGACATTCTTGCCTTCAGTTCCGCTTGACGTTGCAGCCGACAAAAGGTTGCTGGTAAAGTATATCAAATACTTCAACCAGTCACGTGGTACATTAGGCGCATATAAACTTTTGTTCCGTTCGTTGTATAATGAAGACATCGACGTATCGTATCCATCAGATCAAATTATGAAGGTTTCTGGTGGTGACTGGAGAATCGATAGATATTTGGTCACTTCTTATGACCCGAACACTTATGCGTTCACTGGCAAAACTATTGTCGGTGCTGAGTCTAGTGCCGAAGCTCTTGTAGAAGATATCATAAGGCGAACAGTCAAAGGTCGCGATATTATGCAGATCTTTTTGTCGAACGTTCGTGGATCTTTCAATGACCTTGAGCCTATCAGCATCAAGGGTATTTCTGGTGTCGGATCCATCCACGCACCTATTGCAGAAGCGGGCATTTCTGATGTAGAAATTGTATCTCCTGGTGGTGAGTATCTTCCAGGTGATGTGCTTGGGTTGATCTCTGGACAGAACGGTGACTTTGCTAAGGTCGTAGTGACTTCTACCCAAGACTTGGGTGGTTCTTTGACGTTCTCGCTAGTCAGCGGAGGCTCTGGTTACACAGCTTCTACTTCTGAGGGCGGTTCAGAAATTGAGATTCTTGGTGGTGACGGTTCAGATCCCGCAAGTTTTCAGATTGGTTCTGGTGATATTAGTGACACGTTTGCTATCTCGATCAATACTAACTTTTTAACATCGAATACTATATTTGGAGCAAACGCTCCTTCTATCGTAAATGCTAACGGCACTAGCCGAAAGATGAGCACCCTATCTGATATAGTTCTTTCAAGCCCAGATTTCGGTATTCGTGAACAAGGCAGTAGTAGAAATAATCAAGATTACAGAGAACATTCCAACGCTGCCTTAGTTATTGCAAATACTTCTGATCCAAGCGTGGTAACTAACGCTTCTTTGTTCGGGGAAACCTCTGGCGCAAACGCTACTGTAGTCTCGGTCAGAAGATCATACAATAGTGCCAACGTCGTTCTTTCGATAGATGGTTATAAGAACTTTACTAACGGCGAAAAGATACGCATTTCAACATCAACCGGAACAACGGTTGGTACGGTCTCTCAGTTTTCTGGTAATACAATCGGATATCATGTCCTTCAGGTCGGTAACGTAGCAGGTCAAACCGTAGATGAAGGCGATGAGCTGGTCGGAAGATCTTCTGGCGCATTCGGTGTCGTGAAGAAAGTTATTACTGTGCAAGCTAACGGTTATACTCGGGGTGTTGGTGGTGCTGATGACCGAGACCTAGTTTTCGTTCAGGTTACTGCAAATACAACAGCCAACTTAACTTCGCAGTTCGATACTGGACCAATGAGGGCATTTGTCGAGAATGAAGGTTTACGGATTGTTAGCTCGAACACAACAGTCGGTAATGTGGCAGCAACCACTTCTAATTCACAGATCGAGAATATCTACACCAAGATTAGTGATATACTAAATTTCCAAGCGACCACTTTTGGCTCGATCTCTTCATTATCTCTACCTGTCGGTGGTGCAGGTTACTCTTTGGCACCAACTATCAGGGTAACTGAATCTAATATCGCGGCACTGGGTATTGGTGAAGTTGTATTGAAATTGCAGTCAGACGACCAAAACTGGGGGTCGGGTAATTCCGCATTCACTAAGCTGGATACTAACGATAGAGTTGTTCAATCTTCCACTGGCGCTTCTGGTGATGTCAAGGGGACTGGTACTCCAGGACAAAACATAAATGCAATTCAATACGCTAACGGCACATATGAAATGGAAGTTCGGGTTTTCCAAGACTTCCTTCAGAGAGAGCCTGGAAACGTAAATTACGCAAATAACGAACTGGTAACGCTAAACATTTACGATTCTTCATATACTCCTGGAACTACCGACACTCGTTCTGTCGCAGATACCGCCACGGCTAAAATTGTATCTATTGAAGATCGAGGCGTGCTTGGTAAGAATGCTCAGATCACCGCTGGCGTTGGTGCTAACGGAACAATAACTGGTGTGCGAGTCTTAGACTCAGGCTTTGCTTATAGAGACAAAGAAGTTGTTATTGTAGAAAAAACGAATAGAAACTTATCTACTTCAGCTATACTAAAGCTTAATATGGGCGGTGTTGCTAATTCAGAAGGCTACTATGAATCAACTAGAAGCCACGTCTCTTCTCAGCGTGGTTATATTCAAGATAGTAGATATTATCAAGAGTTCTCTTATCAGGTCGAGTCTCCGATATCCCTTTCAAGGTTTAGAGAAGTTGCTCTTGATTTAGTACACCCAGCTGGTCAGGCTCTGTTCGGTAAGTTCCGTCTCCAGAGTAATACTTCGGTTGATGTTTCTATTGCAGCCAACAACTATGTTCGCGCGAAGTCAAATGGCTCAATCTCATTGACAAACGGAAGCTTCAATATTGTTGGTTCTGGAACCAGCTTAACTTCAGAGTTTGCTAATAATGGAACTATTGTTGTTGAGTATGCTAAGGATGAGTTCTATACGATTCCCCTAAATATCGTATCGAGCGACACTTCAGCGAACTTGATGATTGCATGGTCTAGCGCAAACGTCGCATCAGCTAATACTTATTACCAGAAAAGGATATTGTCGTAATGGCAGTTTATAGATACGCAACAAAAGATTTGTCAATTAACAACGCAAAGGCTTTCATCAGTACGTTGAATGCAGAAGATGGCAGAAGCGAAAAGAAATCTGTTGTGCTTTATGCTGCAATCGGGAATATCAAAACATATCCTGATGAGCCAACTCCTGTAAAACCAGAAGACAACGAACAATATCTTCAGTACGAGGCTCATCGACAATTTATTGGTGCAAAGAAGATTAATCCTGAAGACGTAAGTCACGTTGCTGTTCGCTATGACTGGGAGTCTGGTACAGTTTACTCGATGTATCGTGATACGGATGAAGACGTTTACGACAGAGCATATTATGTATTGACGAATCAGTTCAACGTGTATAAGTGCTTAAATAACAACAAAGGCTCACCTTCTACAGTTATGCCGACAGGGTTTACAACAACCCCGTTCTCTACAAGCGATGGTTATGTTTGGAAATACATGTATACCATTTCTTTGGGTGATGCTAATAAGTTCTTGACGTCTGTTCACATGCCGGTGAAAAATATAGAAACCAGTGATGGTTCTGTTGAAAGTGATCGCCAAGTAGCTGTTAAGAATGCTTCAGTTAATGGTGCTATTGAAATTATAGAAACCGTTAATTTGGGTGCAGGCTATCATCAAATCGCCAACGGCACTGTTGAAGCTGGAGGTAAGTTTGATATTAGATTGTCGGCGGTTGGTGATAACCCACCTTCCCCGATTGATAATTTCTATAATGGTTCGTCTGTTTATGTTATTTCAGGAACTGGTTCTGGGCAACTAAGAAGGGTTATCAATTACTCTGGTGCTACCAAGACGTTTACTGTTAACACTGCCTTTGCAACAACGCCAAACACAGACTCAAAGGTTATCGTTTCACCCACAGTCACAATTATTGGCGACGGTCGTGGTGCTCAGGCATACTCAAGACTAAACTCTTCTGGTTCTGTTGCTAACGTAGACATGATCAATGTTGGTTCTGGATACACTCGGGCTAATGCTTTGATCACGGCAAACTCAATTCATGGTGCAGGTGCTACTGCTAATGTGATCATTTCGCCTGTAGGTGGTCATGGATCTGATCCAGTCAGGGAACTTGCTGCCGATAAAGTGATGCTTAATGTTCAGTTGAAAGACTCTACTTCTGGCGTATCTGCCAACGGTAATGGATACATTCCATCGAACACAGAGTTTAGAACCATTTCCATCATCAAAGATCCGATCCTTAAGTGCGATTCAAATAATAATTTCACCGATACTCAGAGTATTGCAAACACGTCAAATAGTCCGCAAACACTAAGACTGACCACAAGACTCCAGATCTCATACAATCAAATGGACGGCGGTTCTCCTGTCAACCCATTAAGAGTCAGAGATATGATAACAAACGAGCGAACCCGTCTGAAAGCTGAATTGGGCTCTCTCCAGTTTGTCACAGAACTATCTCCTGCTCTGAGAAGAAACACTTCTCTTTCTAACGCGCTACAGGGTGCTAATGCAGATGTTGTTTATATTAGAAAAGATGAGACTGAATCTGATCCATCCTTTTATACAGTCTATATAAATAACGTAGAAGGTTATGCTGATAACACCCCGTTCACTAAAGATGACGTGATCCTAACGAGCGAAAACGAAACTCAAATCGCTACTGTTGAAGCGATAAAGGGTCCAGAAGCCAACACATTCTCTGGTGAGATCTTATATGTTGAGAACGTTCAGGCTGTTACCAGAGACGTAGACCAAACCGAAGACATCAAAATCGTATTTGATTTTTAATAGGGCAAGATAAATGACAATCGAAACAAATCTCAATCAGAGTCCATTTTTCGACGACTTCGACGAGAATAAGAACTTCCATAGGGTTCTATTTCGTCCAGGATATGCGGTTCAGGCACGAGAACTGACGCAACTACAAACCATCCTACAAAATCAAGTTGAGCGATTTGCCAATGAGGTTTTGGTTGACGGTACGATTGTTACTGGTGTTGATTTTGAGACCACACCAATCACATACGTCAAACTGAAAGACAAAGACGCGAACAATCGTGTTCTTTTGTTGAGCGACTTCTACGAAGGCGGAGAAATTGCAAACGCTTATGTTGAAAGCACCTCTTCAGGACTCAGGGCAGACTTAATTTCTGCTGAAGAAGGTTCTGAAGCGGCAGCGCCTGATTACCTTTCCATTTTCGTCGAGTTTACAAACTCTGGGTCTAACAACTCAACCAAAACCTTTGGGTCAGACGAAACACTCGTAATCAGAAAGAAAAATAACGACGAGTTTATGGTCGCCGCAAACACCATTGCTGATGAGCCCACTGGCTTTGGACTTTTGGCGAGTACTGGTGCGGGTATTATATACCATAAAGGCAACTTCATCAAATCTTCACGACAGAATAAGGTCGTAAGTAAATATAATACAACACCTTCCTTAAAGATTGGTTTTTCTACAATAGAAACTCATATACACAAGAATTTAATTATTTTGCAGAATCATTTACTATTTTAGATGGATTATCACATAACCGTGTATCTGCAATTGAAAAAGATCATAATGGTTTTATGTGGTTTGCTACCGAAAATGGTATTAATAGGTTTGATGGTTATAATTTT